ATACCTTTAATTGTTTTAGGTTTAATTGGCGTGTTTAAGGCTGAGAATACACCAAAATGATTAATAATTTAGATAACCATCAACAACACTTAGAAAATGGATTAACTATGGCAGTTATGGCGTCGCTAAAGTGTCCCCCCCTGTTATTGTTAGCGGTTTGACAGTGACAGGGGTGCAGCTACAAGATTGGCTAATTATGGTAACATTGCTTTATACTGTCATACAGATAATTATTGCGTTGCCAAAACTGAAACAGTCTTTTAATGAGTGGCGCAAAAAATGAAATACTTTAAAGGCTTTTTGCAACTATGCTTAGTAAGTGGCATTTGTTGTATAATCGCTTTTAGTATGTGGCTTGTTTATTTGGCGTTTTGGTTGATTGAGGGGATGAGATAGTGGCCGCACCGATTGGCAATAAGTTTTGGATGATGAGGTCAACTCATGGCCGTAATCCTATTTTTGCTAATCCAGAAGCACTCTGGAATGCGGCTTGTGAGTATTTTGAATGGGTGCATGACAATCCATTACTTGAAGAAAAATTATTCCACTCTCAAGGTATTATTACTAAAGATACTGTATGCAAAATGCGAGCAATGACCATCCAAGCATTATGTTTTTTCTTGGATATCTCTGATGAGGCTTGGTCTGATTATTGTAATCGTCAAGATTTTGTTGGAATCACAACGAGAATTAAGAAAGTTATCTATAGTCAGAAGCTAGAGGGAGCAGCGGCTGATTTATTGAACGCTAATATTATTGCAAGAGAGTTAGGATTATCAGATAAGGTTCAAAACGAACACACAGGCGCGAATGGCGGAGCTATTGAAATAAAACAAACGCAAGACTTGACAGACTCAGAGCTAAACGAAGAGCTTGCAAAATATGGCATTACTAACAAATAGACGAAAACTTGAATTATTAAAAGAGCGCAGGCTACGCGATGCTAGGGATAGTTTTTTGTCATATAGAAAACTAATAAACCCAAAGGATAAATGGGGTTGGTGGCAAGAAGAAATAGCACAAGAATTACAACAGTTTTTTAATGACCTGATAAGCGGAAAACGCCCAAAATTAGTCATACAAGCACCTCCTCAACACGGCAAATCCGTTCAGATTATTGATTTTATATCATGGTTAGCAGGTAAAGACCCTGATTGCCGCACAATATACACATCATTTAGCGAGCGTTTAGGTGTTAGAGCTAACTTGCGACTGCAAAGGGTTTATGACTCAACACTCTATAAAGAGATATTCCCAAACACTAAAATAAACAAGTCCAACTCAGTGACAATTAGTGGTCAGTTTTTGCGTAATCGTGAGATTTTGGAATACTGCGACAATTTAGGCTATTTTAGAAATACTACCGTTGGCGGCTCTATCACTGGCGAGGGATTAGACTTAGGGATTATAGACGACCCGATTAAGGGCAGAAAAGAGGCAAACAGCATAACTATTAGAGATAGTGTTTGGGACTGGTTTACCGATGACTTTTTTACTCGTTTTAGCGAAGATGCAGGGCTATTGTGTATTTTAACTAGATGGCATATTGATGACCCTATTGGTCGGCTTATTGATAAATATCCTAATGTAAAGGTTTTGAGCTATCCTGCACTTGCAGACAAAGACGAAAAAAATAGACGAGAGGGCGAGGCGTTATTCCCTGAGCATAAATCATTAGAGTTTTTGTTAGAGCGTAAAATGATGATGGATACTGCATCATGGTTATCTTTGTACCAACAAACACCTGTTATATTAGGCGGTGAAATCATCAAAGGCGCATGGTTTGGGCGTTATGTTGTTTTGCCACAAATAAAATACCGTAAAATATTTGCAGATACCGCACAAAAAACAAAAGAGCATAACGACTATTCTGTTTTTGAGTGTTGGGGCGTTGGTGATGATAATAAGCTATATTTGATTGATATGATTCGCGGCAAATGGGAAGCTCCCGACTTAAAAAGACAGGCCGTTGATTTTTGGAATAAACATAAAAATATAACAACAAGCCCACTACGCGAAATGTGCGTAGAAGATAAAGCAAGCGGAACAGGTTTGATTCAAGATATAAAAAGAGAGGCAAAGATACCAATCAAGGCAATACAAAGAAGTATTGACAAACTAACAAGAGTGCAAGATGTTGTTTCATACATTGAATCGGGTTATGTTATGATACCTGAGAATAGTTCTTTTGTTAGTGATTTTATTACAGAGTGCGAGTCATTTACAGCAGATAACGCGCATCAACACGATGACCAGATAGACCCGATGTGTGATGCTATCAACGATATGTTAGCAAAACACAATCAATCAGAACCACGAGTGAGACGGTTATGAGTAAAAAATGGTGGCAATTTTGGAAAGGCGAGCAGAAAATGAGCGGCCAACAGCTCGCCATGTTGCTACGTCAAAACTCAGCCTTTACCTCTTACAATTTTAGTCTTTTTGTTGAAGAGGCCTACAATCAAAACCCGACTGTTTATCGCTGCATACAAGAATATGTTAGGGCTTGGAACTCATGCCCGATTGTGATTAAGCGCGGTGAAGATGTTATCACTAATACAACACTATCGACTCTATTAAACAAGCCAAACGACACGCAAACCAGGCTTGAGTTTATGGAGCAAGCAATCATTTATTATTTGATTGCAGGTGAGTGTCCATTGTGGGGAGATTCGGTTATCCCGACCCGTCCGCCAAAGTCTCTTTATATTTTACGACCTGATTGGCTTACACCGTATTTAGAGCAAAACGGCATGGGCAAGGTGTCGTATTGGCAATACACAAGCGGAGACTTGACAACATCGAGCGCGACAATATACCCAAGTAATTTTGTATTGTGGAAAGCATTTAACCCGTTATGCCGTTATCGTGGTAGCAGTCCATTGTCACCATGCGCCTATGCTATTGACCAATTAAACGAGTACGCAAAAACGAATTACTCATTGCTCAAGAATGGTATGCAGCCAAGTGGCGCATTAAGTACCGAACAAGTGTTAACTGACGAGTCATTTGCTAGACTAAAAGAAGAATTTAACGAAACTTATCAAGGCAGCGACAACAACGGCAAGCCTTTAATGTTAGAAGGCGGCCTAAAGTGGCAACCGTTTAGTTTTAATTTAAGAGACGCGGAGTTTTTGGGCGGTAAAACATCGGCTAAAAAAGACATTTGTGAAGCGTTGGGTGTGCCGACTCAGTTATTAGGCATTGATGGTAGTCAAACTTATGCGAACTACGAACAAGCAAGGGCAAGTTTTTACGAAGATTCGGCAATCCCTTTGTTAGATTCATTTTTAGCTGTTTTATCGCAGTGGCTTGGCCTTAAAGTCGGACTACAACCGAATGATGTATTGTGTGTTGATATTGATGGTGTAGCAGCATTAGAGCCCAGACGTGCGGAGCGTAATCAGATATTAGATAAACTGCAATCTATCAGCACAAACGAAAAAAGAGCCGCGATGGGTTACGAGCCTAAAGATGGTGGCGATGAGATACTTATCAATAGTGGATTAGTGCCGTTAGACATGGCAGGTGCAGACATTCCGCCAATTAACCCGATGTTATAGCTATGACAAGAGCGCAAAAACTAAAATATGCTAGAGCTGTTTTGATGACTCAAGACCGCATAGCATTGCGCTATCAAAGAATTGTTAGAAAAGAGCTAAAGCAAACGGCTCAAGAGTTATCACAATCTTATTTGACCAATGAATCACGCGCTCAGTTTGTTGATGTACAAACGCAACACGCTGATAGAATGCGCGTTATTCTTCAAAACCTTTCGCTTGATGCGTCAAACGCTTTTAAGGTATTTACGCTTAAAGCAACCAAAAAAGCACCACTTTTTGATAACTTTATTGAACAGCGTATTTTTGACATATTATCTAAAAATGCCAATGTTATATCTCAAACAATCGCAGCAAATACGATAGCCATAGCGAGCGCGGCCATTGCTCAAACAATGACAACAGCAACACGAGACGCTGTTAAGTCAGAGCCTATAAACGTGGCCAGAGCGATTGTTAGGGCGACAGGTGGCGCAGCATCGGTTAGCA